ATCAGTATTTCCAGTTCCTAAGTTTGTAATTGATATACCAGTTCCAGCATCTACATTAGCTCCGTCTAAAACTGTTACTGTTCCTGTTGTTCCTTGTTGCGTTCTATAGACAAGTAAACCTTGTGAAGAGTCAAACCCTAACTGTCCATCTGCATTAAAATTACTTTTTTCTAAATTATCAAAGGTTATTATTCTTGCTGCACAATCTTCAATGTCAGAAACTCTACCAGATGGTATTGTTCCAGAGTTAAGGTTTGAAGCATTACCAGCCGTAAAACCTCCCGAAGTTCCTGTGATATTACTTGAAGTTAGTGCAACTGTTCCTGTTGTATTTGGAAAAGTAAAAGTTCTATCAGCAGATAAACTTTGAAAACTTAAAAATCCCTCGATAGAAGTTTGACCACTTTTTGCAAATCTATAAGAATCAGCACCACCATTACCCCTAAAATAAATATTGCCATCTTCTTCTTCACCAGATTCAAGAAAAATATGGTCAGCAGCGTCTATTGTTACATCATTCCCAGAGCCAGTTGATTGAATAACAACACCAGCAGCTTTTGTGTAGTTATTAGGAAGTCTTGCTGCTGAAAGTGTTCCAGAGGAAATATTTGATGCGTTTGTAGTGTCAGTTGTCGCTGAACTTGCAAG